TCAAAAGTTCTTCTGGCAAGAATCCCATTTCTTTAAATAAAATAGTTCTTAAACCATTTAATAATAAATCAGAAGTATCTTTAATTACTGTAGTCATTGCTAAATCATAAGCAATTCTAATCTCACTACCTGTATTATTCATTTTTCCAGAACTAACTAAACCACTTAAAGATGGTTGCCATCTATGTGCAGTTACAATATTTTGGTCAGTTATTCGTTGTAAATCTATCCAACTACCTTCTTGGTCATCTTTTATAATTTGTACGTTAGCCTGTGAAGCATCTCCATTCTTAACAATAAACATTATCTTGCCATTATTACCATCTCCAACAAATTTCTTTTGTGCTTCTCTTACTAACTTCTTAGCCTCTTCTTCTCCCATATCGCCATTGATCTCAATAATAGCAGATGGTTGAAAGCCATTCTTAAATTTTGTGTGATTCCATTTTCCTATTTCATAATCTACTGCAATATGCTCTAAAGCAGCAATGTAGTCTGGTAATCCATAGAATTGAAAAGTAGGCTCATAGTCTTTAAATTGAACTACAAACCTATTACCTTTAACTTGTGGGTAAATAGGAATAATAGAAAGTTTATCTTTCATAGTGTTGTACTTAGCCCAGTCTGGATG